CTTCTATCAACACGGAACGTCTTTGGGCGGGGTTCTCTCTTCCGATCAAGTGTTAGAGCAAGACAAGCTTGACGAATTGAAGGCTTCCGTTAAAGACCGCGTTGCGGGCGTCGAAAACGCGTTTCAATTTTTGGTGTTGGGCGCGGGCATGACTTGGCAGTCTCTAACGCAGGATTTCGACAAGCAACAATTCCTTGAACAAAACATGTTCATGATTGAAGAGATTTGCCGCTATTGGGATGTCCCCCCGCACATCATCCAACATTTGCTAAGGGCAACGTTCAACAACATCGAACATTTGGGGATTCAATTTGTCCGGAGCCTGCGACGTTGGAAGAAGTACGTTTGCCAAGAAGTAGACTTCAAGTTGCTTCCGCCGGGACCGTTGGGCGTTGACCTTGACTTGGCTTGGGCGGCGGAAGGCGATTCAAAGAGCATTGCCGAAACGCTAGGCATTCTCGCCGATCATGGATTGATGAAGCGCAACGAAGGACGCCGGAAGCTTGGGCTTAACAGCATCGGACCGGAAGGCGACACGCTCACGATTCAATCGAACATGACAACGTTGGATCGTGTCAACAAGGGCGAGAACTTGAAGAAGGACAAGACGGGCGCAGCAACGCAGGATCAACCGGGCGCACCGGCAGCACCGAAGAAGCGAGCGCCCGAAGCCGCAAAGGGTTTGGCAATCGCAGCGATTCGCCGGAGCCTGCAACGGCAACACGTCCGCATTCACAACCGAACGTTTTTGAACCGCGCGAAGATTGAAGCTTTCCTCATGAGCACGCTTCAAACGGACATCAGTTACACCAACGAACAACTAAACGACGGGTTAGCAATTCTTCAAGAAATGGGAATTGAAGTTGTATCGAGACGGGCGGGAGTGGTAGAAGAAATGTGTTTGGAGAGCACGCGCCTTCTGTTGAAGGCTTTCGATGAAGGAAAATTGGCTACATGGTGCGACATCGAAGCCCGTACAATGGCAGCGGTCAACGCTCTTGAATTGAAGGTTGAGGAAAGGGGCGACGAACAATGATTCAATTCCAATTCAACGCGGACAAGAAGAACAACAAGAAAGCCGATTTGTATTTGTATGACATCATCGGCGATTCTTGGGACGGAACGACGGCGCGGCAGTTCGCGCAAGACTTAGCGGCTTTGGGCGCGTTGGACGAACTCAACATCTTCATGAACTCCCCGGGCGGGGTTGTGACCGATGGTCTCGCGATCTACAACACGCTTGTTAGGAACAAGGCAACCAAGAACGTTTACGTTGACGGGATCGCGGGTTCTATTGCTTCCGTCGTTGCCATGGCGGGAGACAAGATCGTCACCGCGAAGAATGCGTCATGGATGATCCACAATCCCTATATGTTTGTCATGGGCGACGCGGACGAACTCCGGCATTGGGCGCAGCGGCTTGACTCGCTCCGGGATACGATCATCACGGCTTACGTTGACCGGTCCGGGAAAGCCGATGCAAAGCAATTCGGAAAGTGGATGGACGGCGAAACATGGTTCAACGCTCAAGAAGCGTTAGCCGCCGGGCTCACGGACGAAGTGTCCGAAAAAGAATTGGCGATTGCTGCCTATGCGCCTATCGCAAAATTCGACTTCACAAAATATAAGAATGTGCCCGCAACGTTGCTTGAACTCGTTGCGACGGTCAAGGCACAGGCTACAACAAGTTCTTCGGTTGCCCCTGAAAAGCGGCAACCGTTAGATGTCACTCGCAGAAAGGCACGCGTCCTTCAAATTACGTCGGCGCGGCGCACGGCTTAACGGGTTGTCCTGTTTTGCCTACGGTTCGGTTAAGGTCACTTAAATTTAACGTTTGAAAGGAAAACAAGGCATGAGAAAACCGAAGGTAAGACCGATTCACCTTTTGATGATCGCTGCGCAAGCAATGCTTGTTGCAGCGGCAACGCCGTTCGCGCGTGTCTTCATGGAAGCGGTAACGGTTGAATCGCTCGAAGATCGTTTGATTGAACTCAATCAAATGATGGAAACGCTTTCCGCGAAGGCAGAGAGCGAAGGCGGGCGAATGTTCACGGAAGATGAACAGCGGATTTATGCACAATACGAATCCGAATTCGAAACCGTTGATTCGCAGATTGAACAGAAGAAGCGTTCGGCGGCGCGGGCACAGCGTCTTGCACAGGGTAGCGGACGGGCAACCGGTGCAACCGGCGTGAACGATGACGAAGACAACGAAGGCGCAGCGCAGAACAACGGCGGCGCAAACGGCGGCGCACAGGGAGCACGGCAAACCCGGGCGGCGCAGTCTTCGCAGAATCGCCGGGAGCTTGGGCGAACCCGGCCATTGGTTGAAGATGATCGCAAGGGCGGCTTCCGGCACATGGGAGAATTCGCGCAAACGGTCAAACGATCCATGGCGCAAGGCGCGAACGTTGATCCCCGGTTGGTTGTGTTGAATGCCACGTTCTCCGGAACGACCGGCAGCACAGGCAGCGGCGGAGACGGCGGCTTCGCGGTTCCCCCGGATTTCCGTACAACCATCATGGAGAAAGTGGCGGCGGAAGCGTCGTTGATCGCGCGGACGGATCAACTTGTGTCTTCTTCCAACACAATCACAATCCCGAAGGATGAGACAACGCCTTGGCAGAGTTCCGGCGGAATCCAAGCCTATTGGGAAGGTGAAGCGGAACAGCACACGAAGAGCAAGCCCGCACTTGAAAGCACTTCGATCAAGCTGAACAAGCTCACCGCCATGGTGAACGTTACGGATGAATTGCTCGAAGACGCTCCGGCGTTGGGCGCATACATCCGCCGAAAGGCTCCGATCAAGATTGACTTCAAAATCACGGATGCAATCATCCGGGGCACGGGCGCGGGAATGCCTACCGGCGTTCTCAACGCAGCTTGCAAAGTCAAGGTTGCGAAGGAATCGGCACAGGTAACACAAACGCTGTTGTTCGCGAACATCGTCAAGATGTGGTCGCGGCTTTACAGCGGTTGCCGTGGGACCGCCGTTTGGCTCATCAACCAAGACATTGAACCGCAGTTGTTCGGGTTGCAGTTCCCCGGCAGCGGAACGGCGGTTCCTGTCTACCTGCCGCCCGGCGGACTCTCTTCGTCCCCGTATGGCTTGCTGATGGGACGCCCGGTTCTTCCGTTTGAATCGTGCTCCCCGTTGGGCACGGAAGGCGACATCATCTTGACGGATCTTCAAGCTTACATGACCGCGCAAAAGGTCACGGGGCTTCGGTCCGAAACATCGATGCACCTTTATTTCGATTACGACATCACGGCGTTCAAGTTCATCTTGCGCGTTGCCGGTCAACCATGGTGGAACAAGGCCGTTGATCCCGCACAGGGAAGCAACACACGGTCTTGCATCATCACCTTGGCGGACCGCTAGGGCGAGCCGGACAACAACGCAACGGGCGTTCCCTGATGGGAGCGCCCAAACCCGAAATCGAAAATTCACTTTGAGGTAAAAAACATCATGGACTTGATTCAAGGCAGATTGGAACAGAGCGTAAAGCCGATCATGATGAGCAACGGGGTTGTGCTTCTGAACTCCGTCGCAAGGTGCATCCCGTATCTTTGAAGCCGCCGGAAACAAGAACCGTTCGCCGTTCTCTCCAATCTCCGCCTTCAAGTCCCGGCTTTGAAACCGCGTCGCCCCGTACAAAGCCCCGGGCGCTAAGTCCGCGCCTTCAAGGACGGCTCGCCAATGCGGTTCCGGGATAACGTCCGCATCGAAGAACAAAAACCAATCATCCCAAGGAAGGATCTTGCGCACCTGTTCCAACGCTGCGCCCTTGTTGAACTTTGCGCCGCGTTCGTAGAAGACATCCGTTTGAAAAAGGTTTGCCCCGTGCTTCAATGCGAGCGCCGCCGTTGCAACGTCCTTCGAGTCCGTCACAACCGTTAAGGATAGAAGACCGCTCTTCCATCGCTCGATACTCAAGGACAGGAAGTCCGCATAGTTCACCGAAACAACAAGCCCATGGATTTTCATTGTCATTTTGAACCGTCCACAAAATAAACCGGAAGCCGCCACTTCGCGGAAAGGGTTTGTACCAAGAAGTCAATCTCTTCGCACTCACGAATCAATGCCCGTTCGTCAAACTTCATGAAGCGTTCTCGTTGAAGAACCCGGGCAACCTGAACCGAAGGGAGCGCCTTCACTAAATAGATGATGTGCTGCAAGTCGTCATCCTGATAGGTAGCGAGAATTTCTTGCATGATGTGTTCTCGCTCCCATTGCCAACGGATGATAATTCCCGCGTCTATTGCGTCCGTTGCATCAACGCCCGGTCCCACGATGTTTAAATCTTCATGAAAGATTTGAGCCGCGCCGCGTTCACCGTCCGCAATCCAAACCGGAAAAAGCCGCTTCAATTTTAGTCCTAACTTTTGCGGCTCATCTACCGCGCGTTGAATGAAATATTTCTTTCCAATCGCGGTTCCACCGAAAACCCAAAGCAATTTCTTTATGTTCGCCATGCTCCGCCCTACCTTGTGAACATGAAGAGAGTCCGGCCTAGTTTTGACTCTCCAATTTTCCGCCAAGACTGAAAAAGAGTCTTCGTCAACATGAGTTCGCCTATTTCTTCTTCCTTGAAGGGAACCCGCTCCGAATACATGCCGCCGAAGTCAAAGAACATCACCGGCGAAATCTCACTTACCTTTCGGAAGAACTCCCAACCCCGGGCGGGA